GGAAAGACCTTTCTAAACGCTATAACCCTTTCGTTGACCATCACGTAATGCTTTGTGATGACTTCGCCGGTCTTTTTATCCTTGCGGCTAATCTCAATCGTTTTAACAGCCGCGTTGGCCTCCGCCATCGCTTTTGCAATATCGTTCATAATTCCACCCCGCATTTCCAAAAATTCTCGTGTATGTATTCCCTTAGCACCTCAATAAACCAATCGGGCGCACGCCTTGAGTCGGTCAGAAATTCTTCTAAGCAATCATCACAGATTGCCCCCTCATCAAACTCGTAGTAGTTCGCGCCTAACGGCCCTTCGCACTCTTTGCACGGCGTCACTCTAAACCCCCATTCTGCGCGGCTACCAGTAACGCCCACGCGCCGGCAACAACAAAGAGGAAAAGACCCTGCACGGGGTTAGAATCGACCGCCGCGATGCCGATCATGGCAAGGATTACCGACGCGGCGAAACTGCCCTTTATCATCCCTTCTCGAAACATTCAAAAACCCCTTTCGCAAAAATCCAACAACGCTTCTTCTGATACCCGTTTAGGCCGCTCCAAAAAGGCATCCCGTGGATAGCGCCCTGACTTTTTCATGTCCTCTATGATTCTTTTAGCCGTCCGCACGTCGCAAGCCATCTTCTCGGCTATTGTGCGGGTAGATACGTATTGCTTAATCATGTCGGAACTCATCAAGGCTAATGCCGTAATAGTCCGCAATTTTGGAAGCCGTCTCCAGTGAGACGCGACCACCTCGCTCAACCATCGAATAATAGGTTGATTCTTTGATGCCAGTTTTGCGGAGCATTTCAGCGACCGTTTCGCCCTTTTTCCGGGCTAATTCCTTAATCTTGTCGTGCATTGTCCCTCCTTTCGCTATATCTTGTTGTTGTGAGGGCTACGCAAATGCGTTATAATTACTACTACGATTTAATAACTATTTTGAGCGCTACAAGCTATTGAAGTTAGTACAAATTCGCGTAGCCCTTACGCATATACTAGCACTCCAATAATTTGTAGTCAACTACTTTTTTGCGGAGTTTTTTCTATGTGGACGATTTTTGAATCTTTATTGCGCGAACGCGGCATGACAAAGGCCGACTTTTCACGCGCAACCGGCATCCGGGAGACGACAATATCATCATGGAAAACGCGTGGCGGTAGAATAGGCCGCAAGTATCAGCAAACGGTCGCTGACTTCTTCGGCGTGTCTCTTGACTATCTGACAACCGGCAAAAAGGCCGGCGACCCTGTGCAAATTAAAGACCCGGCTATCTATTTGCTCATAGACGCCGCTAACGGGTGCGATCATGAGGACATAGAACAAGCCACGGCACTATTGAGGCGTCTTAGAGCTTATAAAGAGGCGATTAATGTACTCACAAAAGACAAAGACGGGCAAAGTTAGATTTTTCGAGTCGTATGTTGACCCGATAACCCGGTTAAGGAAAACGGCATCTGTCACGCTTGACAAAGACACTACCAAATCACGCAAACAGGCGCAGGCGCTTTTATATGCCCGTATAAGCTCATTAACGGCGCAGGCGGTCAATCCCTCTAATTTGACCCTCTCGGCGCTTGTAGAGGCGTACATGGACGCACAGCGCGATTATATCAAGCCGCAGTCGCTCGACCGCAATTTAGCGACCCTTTACCGGCTTATAGACCTGCTCCCCTATGGCGTGATGGCGGACGCCGTGACCGCGCCCATGATCTCGGCGGCGATTAGCCAGTATAGCAACACGATGCGCAACGGCTATCTAAAGCGGGTAAGAATCTTATACAGATGGGCATATAAAAATGGGTATGTGACTAACATTGATTGGCTTGTGCGCCTCCAGAACTACCCCGACAACGCAAAAGAGCGCCGCAATCAAAAATATCTTGAACGAGATGAATTGTTAGCGGTGGTCGCCGCCGCCGATGACAAGTATAAAGACGCCATCATGGTGATGGCCTTGAGCGGCCTGCGTCTTGGTGAGTTGTGCGCCCTCACTAAAGAGGACATAACCGATGTAATTAACGTCAATAAAAGCTACTCGCCCAACTACGGCATCGGTGCGACTAAAACAGACGGCTCAACCAGAGAAGTCTATATTCAAAAAGAGCTTGCGCCGTACTTGCAGGGTGAGGCGCTTGACCGTGTTTTGTCGGTCGGTTATCAAGGGCTTTTTAAACACTTTAGGAAGGTGACCGCCGACGTGTTAGGCCGTCCCTTGACGACCCACGCTTTGCGGCACACCCACGTGTCACTATTAGCCGCCGCCGGTGTCCCCCTTGATATGATCTCGCGCCGGTGCGGTCATACTAATAGCAAGATAACGACCGAGATTTACTTGCACGTCACAAAAATGATGAAAGACCGCGACAAGGCCGTGTTAGATAGCTTGAAATTGATATAAAAAACCTACGCGCCGCCTACGCCCAAATAAAAAAAGCCCGGAATTGCTTATAACTCCGGGCTTTAGTGTTGGCCTTTCCGGCCTTTTTTTAATCCTTATAATACGGGCAAAACCCGCATATTTACGATAATTCTTTAGGACAAACACGGACAAATTAGGACATAAAAACCTACGCAAAACCTACGCGATGCCGATCATGTCGCGCCACACGTCCACGGTCACTTTGCCGGTTACCTTGAGCTTGCGCGCCTTCTGGTACTGGCGCACGGCGTGGGCGGTGTTTTCGCCCCACTCGGCATCCAGTGATAGCGGTTTGCCGTCAGCGCCTTTAATACCCCGCGCGCGGAGTATTTCTTGGCACAATAGCACGCTCGTGCCCTTGCGTTGTTTGTCGGGTAAGATTAACGCGGTAAACGGCAGTCCGCCGCCGAGCATGTCCGCCCAATCGCGTGAGTTGATTTCGCCCGCGCCGTTGCCCGTGGAGAGGTTCTTTCCGTTGATGATCCTGTCCCACTTGTAGCGCGTCATGGCGGCGAGGTCGCCCTTGCTCCACTTAAAGTTTAACTCAAGCTCTTGGAGCATGCCCTTGCTGTCATTGACGCCTTGGTAGCCGCGCGCCTTTAGAATCTCGGTGGCAAGGTAAGCGCTGTTGGAGTTCGTCCCCTGCTTGACCGCCGACGGCGTGAAGGTGTAGCCAGATGGAGAAGCCGAGCCGAGGCGGAAAGCGCAATAAAACGATTTGTCCGCCCACTCGTTTAGCTTCACATGGGTAAACGGTTGCACCTGTCCCGCCGCCCATCTTGAGGCGTTGCCAAAATCGTACTTGCTAACGTTGGTCTGCTTTTGAAAGTCAGTTAGCAGGAATGTGTGCCACGCCGCCGTCGGTGTGGTCGTTCCGTTCTGTTTCATTAGCACGACGTCGCCACGCTGTAAGGCGTTCGGGTCGGTCACTTTGTGCCATCCGTGCGCGATTAACCACGGCTCGAGGTTCATAACCGTAACGCCGCCTGCGGGCTGATCGTGAAGCCCTAAATCCCAAAGAGGCCGCGCTACCGCCCCACGGTCGCAAGAAGTCACGTGGTCAGCGCATGGCGGGATTGCATGGCTGTCACCGTACTTGTAGCCGCCTGCTTGCGCTTCTTTGAAAAAGGCCGCTGTTGCGGCGATGTGCTTCTCCACTGTGATGATTGGCATGGTCACTTTGTCCCCATAGTCAAGATTGATGGCGGTGTGATGATGCTCTGACAGCAAAATATCCCCCGCCAAGAGGTAGGCAGGGGATGATAAATATTTTGCGTCTCGCAGGGCTTCAAAGCCCGCGCTTGTGAGCTGTGCATACTCGTTGCCGGTGTACATGTCGGCACTAACGTTCTGGAGCGCCGCAAGTCCGAGGATGTAGCCCGTCGCCTTTACGATCGCCGCGACGCCTGCGGAGCAATCAGATTCGCACTTAATACGGATAGCGCTTGGAAAGTAGCCCGCCTGCTTGAGCCGATACCAAAATAGGCCGCGCTCGTTTTGGTCGTATCCGACATGGTCGTTGTCCGCCGCCTCACCTGCAAGCTGTGCGATAAGGCCGCGCACCGACGGGTCGGGGTGGCGCAATATCACCGTCCACGGGCGGTTATACCACGAGCGCCTGACCCACTCTCCGCCTTGGTCGCCCGCTTCTCCTCCGCTGTACTGACCGCGCTCATCGTGGCCGCTGTTGCTAATCACGATGCGCGTCCACGTAAGCCTCGGCGGCGGAGTAGATAGCCGCAGACAGCATCGAGCAGATGATGCCGACCGTGGCGAGGCGTGAGTCGCCCGATGCGATGCCCGTGATACTCGCGCCCAAAGAGCCTAAAAAGGCCGCCGTTGCAAGCCAAAATTTACGTGATGTTAGCTTTTGTTTCATGGTTGCCTCCTTATGCTATCGGCGTGCCGTCTGCGTAGGCGTTCTCGTAGATACTGCCCTCGATGGGGTGCCATGTGATAGTCCCATAGCCGTCATATGTTGACCAGTTTTGTAAATGTTTATAGTCGTTAGCTGTACCATCACCAAGATGGTCATAAAGGGCTTTCGGAATGTAGATATGACCACCTGCGCCGCCATTTTTAAACTTAGTTGATTCCATCGCGTTTGTGGATTGCATCGTAACAGGAGTGCTACTGCGAAGAACAAGTGTGTCGAGCTTAATACACGCATTGAACCAGTAAATCGACATGATTTTCCATGCAGGGCCAACGTCAAAAGTCGTCATCTCTCTCGCGTCTCGCATACCGTAAGATGTGCCGTTTGCGAGTGCCGGAAGCACAATAACCTTCGCACTTGTATACGAAAATGCGTCAGCTCCTTGAATCGTAGTAGCGGCATCGAGATGGATGCTCGTGACGTTAGTCAGATATGAAAAGGCAAATCTTCTGAACGATTCAAGCGTTTTGTTTCTGTATGCTCCAGCCGTGGCATTACTAAGTAACTCGTTAACAGCCGATTCACCGCCTCCGCCGCCTCCTTCTGAGACGGTAAGTTTACCTGCTATTAAAATTTCCTTTAACGTCATAGCGTACCCCCTTACTGTTCTACCCACTGAGAGCCGTCCCAGACGTGCATCTTGCCTGTGGAGATGTCGTAGACAATAGACCCCTGTAACAGCGTCTGAGTGGGGATGGTCTCGATTTCGGATGTAGCCGCAACGGTAAATTCCTCGTGCGTCTTTGAGTAAGTAACGCCGCCCTCCTCGACTACTTCAATATGATCGTTCCACGTGACTACCGCCATTTTTTAACCCTCCATTTTCTCTAAGTCATCAATACGGTGGTTTGCTACTTTAATTTTCTCATCTAAAAGCGTTACGCTTTCTTCGACTTTATATGTTCGCTCGATTAGTGTGTTGTGTTTTTCAACTTTTTTTTCGAGCTGTTCTATCCGATAAACTACCAACTTATTAGCCGCCAAGATGCCAGCTAATGAGCCGATAGCCGTACCAAGTAAACTGAGTAATGCCACTATGATCTCCGTACTCATAACGCCTCCACCTGTAGATAAGTTGACGAGTGACCCGCATCATGAGTTCCTGCCGCGCCTCGACACCGAGACGCTAAAAAGACTATCTGTCCCGCTGTGAGGTTAACTATTTTAGGCGCGCACTGGATAGCGCGTGCGCCTGTTGTGCCCATATAGGCCAACGTCCCCGCAACCTCAGAACCGGCGCTAAAACTTGACCCGACCTTGATATAACACCCAAGCATCGTCGTGCCGCTTGCAGGCGTGATGTACACCGAGCCGCTGATCCTGTAAAGCCCCGACTTGGCTACTTTAATGCCGCCGCTTGACAAGCTGTAAACGTCCGAGCTTGAGTTGATACCAAACGCCGTTAAAGTCACCTGCGTAACGCTTGTGCCCGATGTTGCCGTACCGCTACCACTTGCCACGCTGACGGGCGGGATGCCCTGTGTGGCGCTCTGTGCGCCCGTATCCCGTGTGATAACGTCCGCAAGGGTAGTTTGTAAAGCCCCGACCTCTATCGCGTCATACAGCTCTGTAAGCGTGTTGTAGACCGTCTTAACAACCTTGGTTTTGACGTTCACGCCGATAGCGTCGTAAATCACGTGGACGACGTCGCACAAAGACACGTGTTCAAGTGCCGCAATAGTCGCATACTCTTTTAGCTGATGGAGCGTAATAAATGACAAGCTGATGGACTCCACCGGCGCGCCGTAACCGTTTACAAGTGACTGCGCCCGCGCTGTAAGCTGTGCGGCGGTGGGCTTCGTCTTAAAGTCATTGGTAAGGTCTAACGCTTCGTAGCACTGTACGGGGTAAGAGCCAGACGCCGCGACAGCTGACGACGGATAGACGACGCCCTCATTCTCTTTGTACCAGTAAGGAAAAATGCCGTTATAGACCGCCCCGTTGACGTCCTGCTCAAGCTCGGTAAGATTTTTCCCGTATCGGATCGTGACGCCGTTGTCCGCACCGCGCGCCTTTAACAGCTCGACCCTAAAGTTATCGAAATGGTACTCACCGCCATAAAGGTCTAACAGCGACCCTTCCGCCCCGCCTAACAGCGACCGCACCGAACGCGGCGTCGTAAACGAGTAATTGGTCGTGTTGGTAAAGTCCGTGCTAAACGTAAAGCCAACATTAGCCACCGCGTGTGAGCTGATACCCGCCAGTGTAGCCGCCACGCCTGCCGCGCTGTACGGCTTCAACGGGACGCCAGAAAGCCTATAACTGATATGCTCTGCCTTGATGACGTAAGCCGCCGAGAGTGACCTCACGACGTCGTAAATTTGGAACAACTGCGGCGCGTCCGTGTCGTTGGCCTTGGCCTTAATGACCATGCCCACGTCAATGTCCTCTGACCATAGACCGTTAGACGGATATTGCATCTCTAGCTCATACTCGCCGTTGCGTGCCTCTGAGACAAGGCAAGATATACAATCAGATAGCACCCCGATGCCGTTGCTTGTAAAGGCGGTTTCGTCCGCCGCGTATAATACCGGCTTCATATCTTCCACCACCTCGGCAAGACTTCGGCGCTAACAATAGACGGGGTTATTGCCACCTTTACCGTTCCGCTAAAAGTAAACGCCCCTGTCATAGTCACATATCTATTTAGGTTATACGTCACATTATTTATTTGGGCGTATGCGTTCATCGTGTCGCAATCAATATAAAACTCCGTAAGCGTCACCGAATCGCCAACCGTCGCAGGCGTGTTGAGACCTATTATGCTATCAGCAATCGTCATTACGTTTGGGTCACTAACAGCACCATCAACATAGATATGAATAAGCGGGGAATATTTGACAACGCCGTCGGGCGGTATTAACTCCCGATAGTTGGCAAACAACGACTCAACCACGCTACCGAGATGCTTGACCTCTAATTGTAACGGCATCGGGAAAACGTACCACGGCGGCGGCATGTAGCCAATAGCCTTTTCATACGTCATATCATCGGACAAATATACCATTCTGGTCGTCACCTGTCCCGCCGCCTCGTCAATCAGCGGTGAGCCTGTGCAAGTCATTAGAACAATACGGTCAGTATAAACTCCGCCACCCGTCGGCTTTAAGATGCTTGTAAATCCCTCGGGGTAATAGACTTTAAAACTGTCAGTAGGTGCTGTATACGCCGACATATTAAGCGCCATATATTCGCGGTTTTCGTAATTCGAGACACCCGCGACGCGCATCATATCGAGCGCCGTTGAATTTAAAATGTCTTTTCCAAGCCCCATGACGTACTGAGACGTCATATGTGATTCGGGCGTAAGCTGTGACACGTCACCGCTTGTTAGATACCTCTGAGGCTTCGCGTCAAATGTAAATACCGCTTTGCCGCTCTGGGTGTCGCTCTGGTCGCGCTCACACTTGACAGCACGCGCCACACGGTACTCATTAGGGTATAGGCTATCTTCCAACCGCTGATAGCCATTCTGCGCCATTATAGCGGCTCTGAGCGCGTCGTAGAGGGTGATAAAGTCACTATCTACCGCCGCGCCATCTATGGCTATCTCTACCGTTAATTCGACGTTTTTATAGCTCCCGTAATCGACAACGAGGTCGCCCGACCGGCCCGGCACTTCAAAAGTCACTACGTCCTTTTCGGGTGTCGGGAAGTTTATTGGTTGTAATTTGTAATAGGCCGCGCTTGTCGACGTGTCAAACGTGCCGAAAACAAAATCTGATTTAGGCAAATGCGGCCTCCTTCCTAAGTACCGAGTTGGTTAAGCGGCGTTCAAATGTGTTATAAAGGTCATCCGCTGACTGATTGGGTGTCGCGTAGATGTTAACCATGATCGTGCTTGTCCCGCCTGCCGGTGTAGCCGCGCTGTCGTAGCTGAGTGACTGGTAAAACTGAGGCGTAAAGCCCGCCTGCATATCGGTTCTTAAACCGCTCATGGCTTGACTGATTAGCCCCGCGTTATCCTCGATACCGACTGCAATACCGGCGGGAATCCAACGCCCGATCTCGTCCGCCATGACTTTAGACGGAGACCCGATTTTCATAGCACTTTTGAGATTACTAACGAGGTTTGACGCAAAATTGCGAATCTGTCCAAACAGCCACCCTGCGGCGTTGCTGATGCCGTTCCAAATTCCGCGCACGATGTCTAAGCCGATAGAGCCGAGAGAGCCTAACACCGATAACAGGCCGTTTTTGATCGTATTTAGAATCGTTACACCCGCATTTCTCAAAGACGGTGCGCCCTGCGCTAAAGTGCTAATGATGGATTTAAGCAACGAGCCGATGGCCTTAATGATTTGCGGCATGGCCTTTGCCAGACCAGACGCAAGCGACGTTATAACCTTGACGCCCTGTTGTACTATTTTGGGGAAGTTGTTAGTAAAGTAGTTAATGATCGAGTTTAGAATCTGTGGCACAGCCTGCATAAGCACGGGCAACGCATTTATAAGCCCGTTTCCTAACGCCGCTATGATGTCACCTGCGGACGTCAGTATCATTGGCATCCCCGTCGCTATCGCGTCGATTATCGCCTGTATAATCAACGGCAACTGCTCGATTAAAACGGGCAACGCCGCGACAAGTCCCTGCGCTATGCCGTTTAATAGCTCTAAGCCCGCCTGTAATAACATCGGTGCTTGCGCTATAAGGGTCTGCACTATGTAGCTCAACAATTCAACGATGGCGGGCATCATGATGGGCAACGACTGAGACAGCCCCGTCATAAGTGCCGATAAAATGCCCGTGAGGGTCGTTAGCATTTCCTCTAAGCCCTCACCGCCTATAAACTCTGTAACGCCGTCGACCCATGCCTCGGCCTCCGCTACAAAGTCAATGGCTTTAAGCTCATCAAAAACACTTGTGCCGATTTCTCTAACAAGCGTGATAAGCATCCCCGGAAGGCGGCTTAATACGTTGCCGATCATCGGTAAAAGATTTCTGAGGTAGACAACGACCGAGCTACCTAACGCCTCTAAAGCCTCGCTAACGCCCGTTCCTGTCGCCATAGCGCCTTGCAGGTTTTCCCAAGACGCTTTCATAGCGCCCGACGCGCCCGCTAACGTTGTCGACGCCTCGCGGGCTGTTGTACCTGTGACGCCTAACTCCTCTTGCACTACGTGGATGGCCTCGTAAACATCACTTAAGTTGTTAATGTCGTACTCGACGCCGCTTATAGCCTGCGCGTCTTTTAAGAGGCGCTCCATCTCGGTTTTAGTGCCGCCATACCCCAACTTGAGGTTGTCCAACATTGTGTAATTTTGTTTGGCAAAACCTTGGTAAGCGTTCTGTATCGCCGCCATGTCAGTGCCGAATTTGTTAGCGTTGTCGCCCATGTCTATCATAGCCATGTTAGCGACCTCGGCGGCCTTTTCCGTGTCACCGCCTAACCCCTGTAAGAGCGACGCGCTAAAGCTCGTGACGTTTTCCATGTAGTCATTGGCACTAATGCCGACCGTCTGCCACGCGTCGTTAGCGTATTTAACCATTGTGTCGGCGTCGTTTTTAAAAAGCGTCTCAATACCGCCTATGCTCTGCTGTAAAGCGCCCCCCGCGTCGACCGCGCCTTTGACAAAATCCCCGACGCCTTTAGCGATCCCTGCGGCGGCAATAGCTTTTAACATTGTCTTGGCAAAACCGCCGCCCGCTTTTGTGCCTGCCTCTTTACCGGCATTGTCGGCGGGCATCCCTAACTGCTTTTTGAGTTCGCCGCCGATGCCCTCTGTCGTTGGGATGATTTGCACATATGCGGTTGCTATTGATTCAGCCATGGTCTATCTCCCATAGTAACTTGGCTCTTGCTTCTTCAAATTCTCGCCCGCTCGTAAACGTGAGCGGCTTTTCTTGCGGCTCTTTAGTCAGCGCGTCTAACACGCTTTCTGGTTTGTTGCGCCCTTTTGCGCCGTCCTTTGTGCGTTGCCACACTAACGTTGTAAGCCTGTCGACCGCCGCCGCTAAAAGAGTCTTTAACGGGTCTATCTTTGCACCTGCAAGCGCCATCTTTATGCGTGAGTCGTCACGCAGACCGCATGAGAGGGTCGCCAGTCTTTCGACCGGCAACGCCTCCCAATTAAAAAGTCCATAAGTCTCCGCAAGGTCACAATAAAGTGCGTCCTCGTCCTCTGCTATCATGGCGACGAGGACTATTATTTTTTTACGTCGGCGCTCCCGTTCTTTAGCTGTTCCATGATGTTGCTGAGTTCGCTAAAAACGTCGTGCGGGTCGACGTACCCGTCAACCTCAAGGCTGTCGAGGAAGGCATCTTCTTGCTTGCCCAAGATGTTATGAACAAGCGAGACCGCGCCCGCCAACTGTTCCTCCTCGCCTTTGTTCTTGTCGATCATCGCCGCATAAGAGCGGATAGTCCGAAAGTCTGTAAAGGCTTTGTCGTTAACGGTAAATGTTGCACCCTTTGTAGTTGTGACCTGCATAAAAACCCCCTTAAGCGCTCTTTAAATACTCGTAATGAGTATTGCCCGCCGTATCGCTAACGGCGGTAAGTGTAAGCTCATAGCCGATGGCTTCATCGTCTTTGTAAGTGATCTCGCCGCGCTCTGTGACCGACGCGGACGGGATAACGATGCGCTTGACGATTCCACCCCTTAAAAGCATCTCAATAACCCATGCCTTTGCAGGCGGCTCTTGAGAGTTGACCTTGACCGTTACGCCATCCGCAAGCGTGCCGGTGACGTTGCTGTCACCAAAAACGGTCTTAAGGACTTCGGCGTTAAGTGACTCAATGAGCGTAAGCCCGAAGGTGTCAGAGAAAGACGTCTGGAGCGTAAGAACAGTGTCACCGCCCCACGCCTTGACCTCATCCGACTCGATGCTCATGGCGTTTGTGAGGCCGTCCTCCGAGACATAGCCGAGCGCCTTAAAGTCCGCGCCGAGCACCGTTGTGGCGTCCGTGGGCAGGGTCGCCGTGATGTCCGCGACATACACCGCGCCCGCAATAGCCGGTTTGCCGACTGATACATTACTCGCTGTGGGCATTATGTAGCCTCCTTATAGTAGGTAATTAAAAATACCGCTTGGTAGCGGTATCTTTTGGTTGTCGTGTCTGTGAAGTTGTAATCCGACTCTAACCGGCAAGCCCCGATAGCGTCCTCCGTCCTCAAGTCCTCAAATGCCTCTTTGACGCGCTCATTTAGCGCTATCGCATCAAGCATTGTCAGACCGTAAGACTGCGCCGCTATCGTTGCTCGGTCTATTTGGTCGGTTTGCGTGCCGCCTGTCCGCTCAATGATTACATACTCATTAGGCGGGCTTTCTGGCTCTTCGGCATAAACCGGCACGCTTAAATGGTTGTTTAGAAATGAGATTAAAAACGGCTCAATCATAAATGCACCTGCCCGATTGCTTTTAGCAAAGTGTTGTTGTCGAGGTTGTCTTTTTTAGCCCCGTAAGATTTAGTTATCACCGAAGCAACATATCGGTTTTTACCGTTCTGCCCCGATGGGACGTAACCGTCACCGCATGTTGACGCGATCTGGTGCGCGGCCTCATCGCAGAGTGCCGCAAACTCAGCGCCCTTAAGCAACTGGTTTTTGATCGCTTTGCGGTTTAGCTTTAGCTTCTGTTTATTCATAGCGCTCCAACAACACTTTGCCATTCCAATCCAACGGGATATTAGACTCTATGCCGTAACGCGGGATTCCGATAGTCCGATAGACGCCAGACCACGGCGCGGGAAGTCGCACGGTCGTGTCCGTCCACGTGTGCGTGTCGCCTTTCGGTAAGGCAAGAGTCGCCCCTGCCCGTTTGCCGTAAAGGTTAACCGACGTCGTAATGTCGTCTGTTGTCGGCTCACCGACTAAAACGCCGCTAACGGCCTCCTCAACCTCCGCATAAATAGGATGGTTGAGCAAATCAACACCCGTTTGCGTCTTGACCCTCAAAAAAACTGTCACGGTGTTTAAGTGTGTCATAAGGCTCAATCACCTCGATTTTCTGCCGTCTTAATCCCAATCGTTTAAGCTCTGAGTTTTTGACAAATAAGCCGCCGCCCGCGTTAAAGTAAGTGCCGCTCCAAGAGTAGCCGAGCGCGCTTTGGCTCTCTTGGGTCATTGGTTCGCCGCTCGTTGACGTCAGCAGGGCACG